CTCAAGAAGTAATCACCGTCAGTCGTTCCACTTATTGGGAACGTTGCTCCACTGCCAACTAAACTTAATCCGTTTACAGGTGTGCCATCTGCTCCCCCAAAGTCTATACTTGGTTTGTCAGGAACTGTTTCATCAAAATATAAATGTGTTGTATTTCTATATTGTGGATCAAAAGGTACATCTTTTTCTGCTTGTTCTAAAAGTTTATCATTTATATTAATATCATTTGCGTATGTACTAATTAGATTTCTTAAATCTTCTTCCTCTTCACCAGTACCAAGTATATCTCTGTACTCTTGTGAATCTGTTATAGGACCTAATTTTACTCTCCAAAGATGTGGCCACCAACGTGGGTCATACCCTTCTGCAGGTCTACTAGCATCAGTAACTACATAATATCTGTTTATTGCTTCATCACTACCTAGTAACAAGTCGTCTCTTAAATGAGGTAATTCTAATACATCACCTGCCATTAATTTTCTGCCAACTGCTTCTACCATGCTTTCTATATGGAAATTCATAAACAACGTATCGTTGGCTAAAAACATACCAAATTGTGTTAGGTCAAAGGCATCATTATCGCCTATATTATATTGACCACGTAGTTCGTAAATATCTTTATCATATTTTCTATCTCTATTTTCTAAAAATAGTAAGTCTTGTATAAAAACCTCTGTATCATTTGCCGCACTACTAGGTCTTGTAGGGTCTCCTTCGTCTGGAGTTGTATGTACCCCTAAGTATTTGTGTATATGTACACCGGTACCACCGGCATAAAGGTGCTCTCCGACAATTCTATCAGTGAAATTGTAGTCATTTGTTTTGACTGGGTTCCATAAACTTAATTTAGGCATACTACTATTTATCGTTTTGTAAATCCTGTATTTATTTCACATGCTTTGACACATGTAATGCAGTATTTTTCTTTAGTTTCTAAGTTTCCTTTTATACCTTTTTCTAATGTACTACTTAAGAAATGACTTTCTAAAATATTTTGTACTGAATTACTTTCACTGGGTATTAAATTTTGACGATTGCCTATTAAAGATGTCATTTGCTCATCTCCCATATTTAAAGAACTAGCAATATAACAACAAGGAAGTAAAGCACCGTCACTGTCTATATATAAATTTGCAGTAGTACCTTCACTTATTTTACAATTTATTCTAGATACATTTTCTAATTCTTGTATAAAATCTTTAATATTATATTTGCCCGGTTTGTAATTTTTATTAGGAATAATTTTAGGATCTTTTATTTTTCGACCATTTGTATATTCTGTATTAGGAAAAATTGAATATGCAAATGTACCGTCAACATTATGCACCGGCATCGTTTCTATAGTTTTATCAGTTTCATTAAATCCATATGGTGTTTTAACATGTAATTTTATTCTATGTCTTTTACAAAGCATCTGTAGTTCTTCTATCTGGTGTTCATTGTGTCTAAATTTTAAAAAATTTGCATTTGTTTTCGCTCCTGTTTTATTATATGCTAACATATTTTCCCAGACTTTTTTCCATTTTACATTTTTCCTGTAGATATGATTTGTGTCTTCTAAACCATCTACAGCAAAAATACAAGTGCATTTTCTTTCTTTAAATAAATTGCCTAATTTTTCAAACCATTCTGTATTTCGTAGGCCCCCGTTAGTGTGCAATCGTATAATTGTGTTTTCATTACAAATTAATAAAAACTCTAAAATATCTAATAGTTCAGAATTACTTACAGCATCTCCTTTGGTTCCACAGAAATCCCAATGGACGATATTAGAACAAAAATCGTTACCTAATTTATTTTTAAAAAAATCTAAACCCAGTTGTTGGTTTTTAATAATTGGATTCATTACTCCTCCCGCATGTGTTCTCACACAACCAGGACATTGAGCATTACATTTATCAGTTAATTCTACATGAACTCTTTTAATTGTATCTGTAAGGTATGCCATTTTAATATTTATCGTAAAAAAATTATGTATGTATATAACTCCGATAAATATTTAAACTGGAGAGTTGGCTGAGTGGTCGAAAGCGGCACCCTGCTAAGGTGTTAACCGGGTAACTGGTTCGAGGGTTCGAATCCCTCACTCTCCGCCAGGAAAAATTATGAAAAATATTAATATATTTTATTTAGAAGACGGGTTTCAATTTAGTAAAGAAGCACTAGAACAGCACAAGTCATTAGGCTGGACTGGTCGTGAGCCTTTACCATTACATGTTTTAACACAAATAGAGTTAGAACAAAACTTTAATCCGTTTGACGAGTTATTTGATATTAATATTATTAATAATGGTGACGTAAGTAAATGTAATAAAGACGAAATAACTCTTGTGCCTATAGATACACAAAGTTTTCCTATTACTATAGAAAATCGTAAGTATTATGAGTTATCACATTTTGGTATTGAAATAGATAAAATTGTACAACAAATACTTTCTTTAAATTTACCTAATTTAACATTTTTATTTTATTCTAGCACTGAGCCATATTTCTATGATGCAAATATATATTTTGCAGAACTTGGGGCAAGTAATCCTCATATTAATATTGTTCTAAGTGGTTCAGGGGAAACAGAAGATTATTTTGGGCACTTCACAACACATACAAGTAGAGTACCTAACGTGCATAAAATACATAAACTTTGTTATTTTGATAGAGTTCATTATATGACATTTTTATCTGAGAACGAAGAGTTTAATAATGTACATATGGAAATAGATAGATCAATGAGTAATAGAGAAAAGTCACTATATAATATTGTGCCTAATAAATTTGTTTGTACATTAAGAAATTGCAGAGCTCATAGACTATTGTTTTCTACAATGTTAGAAAATAGTGCAATAGGTTTAGAAGATATTACATACGGAAGATTTTATAGTTTAAGACCAACTGATCTTATGAAAATTGCAAATAATCAAAATACAAAAGATGAATACCCATATCATATAGAATTAATATCAACAAGTTTAAATCAATTATTACACAAAGAAAAATTAGAAGACAGTTTTATAAAACAAATGATGAATAATCTTATGAGTCGTCCTCATATAATAGATATGAAAAATATAGATGATAGAGGTATACCAGGCCATTGGTTATATGAAGATTGTGATATAGTAATTTCCCCTGGCGGAGAACCATATGGATATGGATATGTAGATGAAAAGCAATTTATACCAATGGTATTTAAAAAACCTTATATAACTTTTGGATGTAAAGGTATATATGAGGAATTAAAAAATATAGATTTTAAAACATATGATGACTGCTGGCCTGTAAATTTTAATGAAGCAGATACATTATATGAAAGAGTAAAAGGTTTCTTTACGGTATTTGAATATATAAGAAATCTAAGTCCTGCAAAGTATCAAGAACTATTAGAACAAACAAAAGAGAGTGTTAATTTCAATTATAACCATTTAGTTGAAGGAAAATTTAGAAGAAAAAGTAATGAAAACTTTTTTAAGGAGTTGAACGATGCCTGCAGTTAGAGGAGCAAGACCGGTTAGGAATAAAGAGATACAGGATTTTCATTGGCACTTAGATAGTAATGATTTGAAGAATGTAACACTTTTGGAATATGAAAAAGTCTGGAGAGAATGGATAAACTATTCAAATACCAAATCTTTAAGAGGTTTAGAAAAATTTACTCATGTAGATTATACTCAAGGGACTAGTCAAACGTTTGATCAGTTTATTTTAAGACATAGTAAGGATAGAGAAATAATTGTTTTAAATGGAGATTTTCAATATCATGCCTGTCTAGGTAAACATGTACAATTTCAAAACTTACATTCCCCACATCATTTGGAAAGTATATTACAAGGTCCAGGTCTACATGCATTATTAATCAGTGCGCCTTTCAGCGACTTTGGTTGCATACATCCTGACTTTGAACACATAATGCAAGTCTGTAATGTTATGGACATACCTGTATGTTTGGATTTAGCATATTGGGGAATAGCAAAACATGTACATATAGATTTAAATGATTTTCCTGCTATTAAAGAAGTTACATGTAGTTTAAGTAAGCCATTTTTCACTCTGGAAAATCACAGAGTAGGCGTACGATTTACAAAAGATTATGTAGATGATGGTGTTAGTATGCTCAATGAAGTAAAAATGCAAAATAATTATAGTATGGCATTAGGTGTAGAATATATGCGTAACTTTTCTCCTGATTATAATTGGGAAAAATACAGAGACTTATATGAAACAATTTGTCAAAACGAAGATTTAGTTTGGACTGATACAATGATATTTGGATTAGGAGATGATATCAGGCATTCAGAATTTAACAGAGGCGTAACTGGTAACTATAGAGTCTGTATTTCAGACTGGTTAGGTGATTGTTAAATAAATAGTAGCATATTATAACTATACTTAGGAGACACACAAATGATAGTTAATTCACACAACGATTGGGACCCATTGGAAGAGATCATCGTTGGACATGCCCACCACAGCAGAATAGCAACTGATATTTCAGCAAGAAGTTTCAGTTATGCAAATTTCCCAAAAGAAGACGTAGAAAAATTAGAAGGCACTTACCCACAATGGGTAATTGATGAAGCCAATGAAGATGCAGACGGACTTGCAAAAGCATTAGAAGATTTAGGTGTTATTGTACACCGTCCTAAAATTATAGATTGGGACAAAAAGAATTACGATATAGGTCAAGGATGGAACACAAAAGGCTGGTACAGTTGGTGTCCCAGAGACTTGATACTGCCATTAGGTGATATGCTTATTGAAACACCTACTCCTGTAAGAGCAAGATATTTTGAAACAAGATTATATGAAGACATAATGTACGAAGCATTTGAAGATGGTGCATTATGGTTTTCTGCACCTAAGCCAAAACTACATGACGACATGTACACTTTTGAAGACATTGAAAACAAACCAACATTATTGAATCATGAGATATGTTTTGATGCACCTAATATTGTTAGAGTTGGTAGAGACTTATTATATCAAGTCAGTAACTCAGGAAACATGAAAGGTTATAAATGGCTAAAAAGATTATTAGAGCCAATGGGTTACAAAATGCATTATAGTGAACTCTATAGTTTTGCACATTTTGATAGCACTATTGTTCCACTAAGACCTGGACTAGTTCTAATGAACAGTTCAAGAGTAACACCAGATAACTGCCCTGAAATGTTTGCAAAGTGGGATAAGATTTGGTTTGATGACTGTGTTGTACAAGGAAGTAAATTAGCAGATGAAGGTTACATGCCACCCTGTTCACCATACATTGGTATGAACTTATTAAGTGTAGATGAGAATACAGTAGTATTAGACTCAGCACAAGAGCCTCTGATGAGGGAACTTGACAAGTACGGTATAGATAGTGTACCTGTACAGTTCCGTCACTCTATGACGCTCTCTGGCGGTATACATTGTGCTACTTTAGATCTTAGACGTAGAGGAACTTTAGAGAGTTATTGTGATTAAATATGGTAAAATAGATAATTTCGGTATCACACATAATCAGATGAGTCAATTGAACTTTGAAGATTACTTCCAATGTTATCAACAAACACCTGCTGTAGAAAAATATTATACAAAACATAATAGCAGTATATGGCAGATGTTTGAAACCTCACCACAATGGGTGCATGACTTAGCCAAAAAAATACCACAAGACTTTGACCATCATGTTGTTAGTGTTATTAATATAGAACCTGGACAAACAATTCCACATCATGTTGATAAACATTTTAAATTAAAACAAGAGCATGGCGAAGGTGAAAGTTATCGTTACTTAATATTTTTAGAAGACTGGAAACGTGGACACTATTATGAAGTACACGAACAACCTTTTGTTAAATGGAAAGCAGGAGAATGGGTAAAGTTTGGTATAGATGATTGGCATATAGCAGGTAATATGGGAGAGGAGCCTTTTTATTCAGCACAAATAACGGTACTTAAGAATGTTTAAAGGACATAAAGATATTTCATTTGTAACAGATGAAATGATTTATAGAATAAAATTTACTGAACATACTAATACAGTTTATAGTGCTGGTTTTTGGGATAGAATTGGCGTAGCAGTTCCTGATTATCCTCATGATGCTCCCTGGGTTCATCAAGTATTTGAAGGCGATTGCGATTATTGGGTACAACAGGTAAAGCATCTATTTGATGATGTCTTAAAATATAGTGTAGCAACTGTAAATTGTATCAAGCCAGGTAGATTTATAGCACCTCATACTGATACACTTTTTAAAATAAAAGAACGTGTAAAACAGGAAAAATTAAATGTAAAAGGATTGGAGCCTGTAAGAATAAATTTATTTTTACAGGATAGATTAATGGGGCATTATTTTGAAATGGAAAACGAATGTTGGATAGATTATAAAAAAGGTGATTTTACAGTAATAAAACCTAATGCAGAGCATCATGTCGCTAATTTAGGATATCAAAATAGATATACATTACAAGTTACAGGATTTGCAGAAAAAGGTGTCTTCTAATAAAACTGTAATTGTAACTCTTACTAGGACAGGTTCCACCTTTTTAAATTTAAAATTAGCAAAAGAAAACAAATTATATTCTTTTGGCGAAATACTAAATCACAGTACAAACGTATTTGATAAAAGATTTGAAAACAATTTTAATGTAGATATAAGCAATCTTAATACAAAATTAAAAAACAATTATATTTTCAATACCTGGAATAAATTAAATAATAGTGTATGTAGAATTATACCTAATCAAACAAAAGACGAATTATTAGTAGAAAAATATTTACAATGTGCTGATAAAATTATATATCATTATAGAAAAGATATTACATCACAAATTTATAGTACTATAATTGCAAATAAAACAAAGCAGTATTCTTCAGATAGAGAACCCTATGATAAAGAAATATCACTGTTAGAATTTACAGAAATGTCCAAAAAAATACAAAATAGATACTTAAACATTATAGATCTATGTAAAAAATATCCAGGAAAGATTAGTTGTTTAGAAGACTATGATCAAAAGCCTTTTGTTAAAAGTTATCTTTTTGAGAAAAAGTTTACATATGATCTTATAAATATAGATAGCAAATTTAAAAAAATACAGGAACACACATGAGAATATTCATAACAGGAGCAGACGGTTTTATAGGCCAACACATGGTCCAAAGATTAAAAGACAAACATGAACTAGAATTTTTGAAAGAAGATTTAAGAGACCATGCTAAAGTAGGATTTCAAATTAAACAGTTTGACCCTGAAATAATTGTACATTTGGCGGCTAGAACAGAAGTACAAGATAGTTTTTATGAGCAAATTACTTTTAGTGAAGTAAATTATGTAGGCACAGTAAATCTCATTGAAATTGCCGCAACATTACCTAATTTAAAAAACTTTGTGTTTGCAAGTACAATGGAAGTATATGGCTGGCAACCTATTAGTGATTTAATTAGAGATGGCAAAGAGGAAGGTATTATTGCATTTAACGAAGCGACACCACCTAATCCAAATGCCCCCTATGCCGTTGCAAAATATGGCTGTGAAAAGTATTTAGAATATGCCCACAGAAGTTATGGACTACCTTTTACTGCTATAAGGCAAACCAATGCATACGGCAGAAAGGATAATGATTTCTTTGTTACTGAACAAATAATTACTCAAATGCTTAAAAATCCTAAAGAGATAAATTTAGGATATGGAGAACCATACAGAAACTTTATCTATATAGATGATTTATTAGATGCATGGGAAACAGTTATCACACATCCAGATGAATGTGCTGGAGAAATATTTTGTATAGGTCCTGACAATGCAATTAAAATAAAAGACTATGTAAAACTTATTGCAAATAAACTAGGCTGGGACGGCCATGTAAATTGGAATACAAAACCTCCTCGTCCAGGTGAAATTTATTTATTAAACAGTACTAACTATAAAATTACAAGCAGACTAGGATGGGTTCCTAAAGTAGAATTAAGCAAAGGTTTAGATAGAACTATTGCAGTTTGGAAGGATGTTCTAGAAAATAATATACCATATAATCAAGATAGAAGATTTTCTAAGGGAAAATAATGTTCAATGTAACATTAGTTCAACCTAATTTTCAGACTGGTCCTAAACATCTTAACAGTTATTATCTTCCGTATAGTGTTGGTGCTTTATGGAGTTATCTAATACAACATCCTCAAATACAAGAAAATTATCAAGTAGATAATTGGGTATTTAGGCGTGAAACATTACAAGATGTAGTGGATAGATGTAAAAATACACACATAGTTTTTATAAGTTTATATATTTGGAATAAAAATTATTGTCTCACACTAAGTAAAATTCTAAAAGAAACATATCCAAATATTAAAATAATCCTAGGTGGCCCTGAGCTACCACACAGAAATCCTAATTTTTTAAAAGATAATTCATATATAGATTCTATAGTTATCGGAGAAGGAGAATTAGCAGTATTACAGATACTGAATACATATTTAGAAAAGAAGCCCTTAGAGCAAGTATATGAGTACGAGAGGATAAAGGATTTAGACTTACCTAGTCCTTATACACTAGGATTGTTTGATGATCTCTTACACCAATACCCAGATATAGAATGGGTACCAACATTAGAAACTGATAGAGGATGTCCTTATAGTTGTACATTTTGCGATTGGGGTAGTGCAACAGCAAGTAAAATGTATAAATTGTATGATGAAAGAATACTTGCAGATCTTGAATGGGTCGCAAAAAATAAACTTCCTTATCTTGCTCTTACGTCTAGTAATTTTGGGATCTTCAAAGACAGAGATTTAATGATTACTGATATGATTGTAAAAACAAATAAAGAATCAGGATATCCTAAAGGTATAAGTGTTAGTTATGCAAAGAATAGCAATGATACAGTATTGGAAATTGTAAAAAGATTTATAGATGTAAATATACAAACAGGAATAACACTAAGTTTACAAACAACAACAGATGAAGTTTTAGAAAATATTAAACGTAAAAATATGAAAATTAATTCTATAGAAGATATTATACAATCTGCTAGAGATAAAAATGTACCAGCATTAACAGAATTAATTTTAGGAATGCCAGGTGAAACTGTAAACACATGGCTTAATACTATAGAAGATATTTTAATACATAAAATTGAAACATTAGATGTATTTTTCTTACAATTACTTATAAACTCACCTATGTATGTCACACAAATACAAGAATATGATTTAAAGACATTTAAAGGATATGATTTCTTTTATGGAGTACAAAATGAAAATTTTGAATATGATAAACAACATAAAATATCTGAGTCCATAGAAGTTATTAAAAGCACAAATACAATTTCTGAAAAAGAAATGGAAGATGTTGCAGTTTTTACAGCATTTATTTTAGGGTTTCATATGTTTGGTATTTCAAATATAATATCAACATACCTTTATGAAAAACAAGGAAAATCTTATTTAGAGTTTTATAAAGAATTATACGACTTTATTATTGATAAAGATTCTAATTTAAAATCTTGGCTTAAACAAATGAAAAAAGGATTACAAGATTGGAAAAAATCAGGATATATGGAAACTAAAATAGACGGTATCTTTGTAGAGGGTTGGAAATTTTTCCATTCTGTTATGCCAATGATACAATCTAATAATTTGGAATCTTATTACATAAATCTTGTAAAAGAATTTTCTGAACAATTTACAACACAAGATATTTTAAATGATTATGTAAAAATATCAAATTTACAAATTAAACAATTTGGATCATATATCTATAAACCTGTCCATGTTGAAGTCAAAAGCAACCTTTTTCCCGCAAATTTAATTATTTCTGATAGATACGGAGACTACTTGGACGAAAAAGAGGAACATTTAGATATGTTGTTTTTTGGAAGACGAAGAGGCTGGCATCTTAATAAAATAAGTCTTGACAAATAAATAAAGTTCTGTTAGACTAAATTTTTTGTAAGGAGTATTATGGAGATTTATTTTATATTTGGTATCTTTATTATGGCCAACTCATACTTTATGTATAAAACAGGCCAAAGGGAAGGCAGATTTGAAGGAATGTTGTCTCTCACTCAGTTTTTCCGCACCAAGAGAGTATTGAAAGATAAAAGTAAAATAGTAGGATTTAAAAATTGGCCTATGGCAATACAAATGCTGTATACTGATCCTAGAGAAGAACTATTTGAGGACTAAACACATACATGGCAAGAAGAAAAACAAAGACCAGAAGTATATACGTTACTAAAGAACCAGAATGGAAAAACTTAATGATGCTTACAGATTCTGCAGAGCAGGAAAAGGCATTTAGAGGTTGTGAATATTTTGTAAGAACAGAAATACCACGTAAAAAAATAATAGAAGCCTGTAAAAAATGGATAAGAGATGCATCAGGCTGGGACAAACAAGATATCAAAACAATCTTAGCAAATCCTGATTGGTCTTTTAGTGCGGCAGGATTGTCCTGCTATGTTTGGTCAAGGCTTGGGTATATGCCAGAAAGTATAGAAATTCATTATCACGAAAGAAGAAAAGAAGAATGGATAGCACGTGGTAAAAAAGAACTAGCAGAAAAGAAAGAAAAGGTCAAAGAAAATCCTAAAAAAGTTATAAGCATACAAGAAAGAATGAAACAGCAAGTAAATGATCTTTGTGCTGAATGGGAACACCAATTAGATCTTCTAGTAGAAGGTAATTACAATTTAAAAGATTTTGATCCATATAAAAATATGCTAGTTTATCAACCTGAAATAAAAGCCGCTCATGCAAAAATTATAAAAGATGATTTTGAGCCAGCATACCAAGAAGCATTAGAAGTAAAAGAATGGATTGACCCTGATATAAAAGAAGGGTATGCCCATCTAACAGCAACACAACGTAAGCAATATTTAGAGTTTTATGAAAAGATCAATACTGCTTGTGATACAATTATAGAAACTAAAAAGACAACTAGAAAGGCTCGTAAGCCTAGGGCTAAAAGTAAAGAAAGTATTATTAAAAAATTAAAATTCCAAATTAATGATAGTGAATTAGGTATAGCAAGTATTCATCCTACAGAGATTGTTCATGCTAATGAGTTATGGGTTTATAATACTAAAACAAGAAAGTTAGGCGTATACCATGCTAAAAATAAAGATCCAAAGGGTATGGGCAGAGACGGCTTGATGGTAAAAGGAACAACTATACAGGATTTCTGCGAAGACTCTAGTGTACAAAAGACTCTTAGAAAACCAAAAGAACAAATTAACAATTGGACTGGTAAAGCAAAAACAAAGTTTGCTAAAGCGTTTGACGAATTGACTACTAGTAGTATAAAGATGAACGGTAGAATGAACGATAACACAATCATACTACAGGCGTTTTAATTGAAAATTAGATAAATAGTACTATGCCAGTAGATCAAATAGGATATAATAACAGGGAAGAACTTGTAAGCGAGTTACAATTACGTCTGGCAGACGGTATTGTGGACGTTGAACTAGATAGAGCACATTATGATGTGGCTATAGACAAGTCACTTGCTTTGTATAGACAACTAAGTTCAGGTGCTGTAGAAGAAAGTGCCCTGTTTTTAACAACACAAGAAGGTGTAACGGAGTACACATTGCCAGATGAGGTAATGGAAGTACGTAGATTATACAGAAAAGGTGTTGGGACTAACAGTGGTGGCGGTACAAATTTTGATCCTTTTGATGTGGCATTCAATAATATGTACTTGTTACAAGCAGGCCAAATGGGTGGACTAGCAGTCTTTGATGCCTTTAGTCAATATAAAGAAGTTTTAGGTAGAGTATTTGGTAGTGAATATAATTTCTTATGGAATAGGAATACCAAACAACTTAAAATTTTAAGAAATGTGAGACACGAAGAAGAAATTGCTGTAGGCATTTATAATTTCATACCAGAAAGTATTTTGTTAAAAGACATATATGCCGCGAATTGGTTGGCCTCTTATGCATTAGCACAGTCTAAAATGATGTTAGGTGAAGCAAGAAGTAAATATGCTAGTGGACTTCCTGGAGCAGGTGGAGCCATACAGTTAAATGGCGATGCATTGAAACAAGAAGCAATATCAGAAATGGAAAAGGCAAGAGAAAGTATTTTCCAGAAAGAAGAAGGCAATGCCCCTCTAGGATTTGTGATAGGATAAAATGTTAATAGGAGTAACCGGTTTTATAGGCAGTGGCAAGGATACAGTTGCCAATATGTTTGTAGAACGTGGATGTGCTCATGATAGTTTTGCCTCCCCTTTAAAAGACGTATGTTCAAGTATTTTTGGTTGGGATAGATCTATGCTTGAAGGAGATACTGTAGAAAGTAGAGAGTATAGAGAAACACCTGATATGTTTTGGACTAAAAAATTAGGTGTGCCAAACTTTACACCTAGATTAGCATTACAACTTATAGGCACAGAAGTACTTAGAAATACTTTCGATCAAGATATTTGGCTTAACAGTTTAGAATATCGTATTAGAAAACAAACAAAAAACGTATCTTGTACTGTTATAAGTGATGCCCGTTTTAGAAACGAATTAGATTTAATTAAAAACATGGGCGGAGTTATAATTTGGGTTCAACGTGGAGAACTTCCTGAATGGTTTGAAACAGCAAAAACGGCACACGAAAATGTTGTAAGTAGAAAAATAATGACAACCAAATATAGAGACGTACACGAAAGTGAATGGAACTGGGCAGGTTACCCTGTTGATTACATTATAGATAATAACGGTACACTCGAAGATCTAGCCAAACAAGTAGAAGCCATCAGAGATTGGAAAACTGGTGAATTTAAACAAACACTAAAATTAGTATAATACCACATAATACCACCGAAATTTCGTAAATACGCCAAAATATTGTATTCTGATAAATACATGTAAGAAATATTTCTTAAGGAGAACAATATGGCAACTTTAGTAAGTCCTGGTGTAAGTGTAACGACTACAGACGAAAGTTTTTACGCCCCCGCCGGTGCCGGTTCAGTCCCTTTGATTGTTATTGCAACAGCACAGGACAAAACAGCACCTGACGGTAGTGGTACAGCCGCTTTCACAACATCAGCAAACGCAAATAAACTTAAATTGATTACAAGTCAAAGAGAGTTATTACAGAACTATGGTAACCCAACATTCAAATCAAGTGGTTCTACGCCTTTACATGGTGATGAGCAAAATGAATATGGTTTACTTTCAGCCTATAGTTTCTTGGGCATAGCCAATAGAGCATACGTTTTAAGAGCAAATGTAGATTTAGGTGATTTATCATCAAGTGCAACAGCACCTACAAATAAACCTGCTAACGGTTCTTATTGGTTAGATACATCCGCAACTAGTTGGGGTGTGTATGAATATGTTTCAAGTGCATGGGTAAAACAAACAGTTAAACAAACATCAGCATCTGATATAGATACAGATGGTGTAACACCTAAAACAAGTTTTGGACAAGACGGTGAATATTGTGTTGTTTATTTAACAACTTCAGGTGGAACACAACCTAAAATTAGTTTCTTCCAGAAACTAAGTGGTACATGGCATAACATTGGTTCCTCAGCATGGTCAAGTGCTGTTAGTGGATCAGCGGGTGACTTCCAATTTGCAAGTCATTTAGCAATACCAAGTACAAAATCAGGTGGTGGAGCCTTAACAGCAGGTGATGTACATATCAGAACAACATCAGCAAACAACGGTTCAAGTCTTGTAGTAAAATTGTATAGTTCAACAACTGGACAATTTACAACAGAATCAATAGTTATAGACTCTAAATCAGATTCAGTATACACAAATACTTATAGTAATCCAGTAGTTGGTGATCTATGGGCAAATACTGAAGGAGAAAACGGTATAGCAAACATTACTTTACAAAGACATAATGGTGGATCTACTGTTTCAGTAGCAAGTTCATCAGCATTGTCTACAACAGATGTTTCAGGACATGGTTCAAATGTTTCATTTAATTTAACAATAAATGAAGGCACAACTATTCCTGTTACTTTTTCAACAGGTGGTGCAACAGCAACAGTTGATAATTTGGTAACTGATATCCAATCAGCATTATCAAGTGCTAATGCAGTCACAACTTTTGCTAATACTATTTCTGTATCAAATGTAGGTGATAAAATTACATTCGTAACAAGTACAGGTAAAGATATTAAGTTAGCAGATGGTAATGTTTCAGGTTTTGGAACATCAAATCTTAACATTACTGCTGGTACATACAGTAACTTTAAAAATCTAAGTTTCACCGCAAGTGCAACAACACTAACAGGTGCGGCTACAGAGGGCGATCTTTGGTATGATAATAATGTTTCTAATACAAACATAGATATCTTATATCAAAATGCTGGTACATGGGCAACTTATTCTAATGATGTACAATTTGCCGCAAGTGCACCAACTAAACAAGCAGATGGTACAAGTTCTTTATCAACTGGTGATTTATGGATCGACAGTAGTGATTTAGAAAACTTCCCTAAAATTTATAAATGGAGTGCCGCAGGTGCTTGGGTATTAGTAGATAATACAGATCAAGTAACTAGCGATGGTATTTTATTTGCAGACTTTAGAGCAAGTAGTGCCGGAAGTTTAATATCAACTGCAAACGGATTGCCTAATCCTGCACTATACCCAAGTGGTATGTTAGCATGGAACAAGATGGCTTCTGTTGGTAATGTTAAAAAATATGATGCAACAAACGGATTATGGAAAGATCATAGTGGAAACAAAAACGATGGTTCACCTTACATGATGCGTAAAGCTCAAAGACAAGTAGTTGTTACTGCACTTCAAAGTGCCATTACAGCAAGTTCAGAAATCAGAAATGAAACAAATAGATTTAATCTAATTGCATGTCCTGGTTATGCGGAACTTTTGGATGAGATGATTACTTTAAGTACAGATAGAAAAAATACTGCATTTGTTATTGGTGATGCACCATTAAGATTAGCGGCTGATTCTACAAGTACGGCGGCTTGGGCAAACAATACAGCAGTTGCAGATGTAAATGGCGAAGACGGACTTGTTAGTTCATCACCATATGCGGCTGTATACTACCCACATGGTTTAGCGACAAACTTAGACGGCACAAATGTTATGGTTCCAGCAAGTTATATGGCTTTAAGAACTATTGCATTTAACGACCAAGTGGCTTTCCCATGGTTTGCACCAGCAGGATTCCAAAGAGGATTAGTAAACAACGTTTCAAGTGTTGGATATTTAGGTTCAGCAACAAGTGAATTTGAAGCGGTTGCATTAAGTGAAGGACAAAGAGACAGTCTTTACAGTAACAAAGTTAATCCAATTGGGAACTTCCCAGGAAGAGGTATCGCTATATTTGGGCAGAAGACTTTGAATCCTACTGCAAGTGCATTAGACAGAGTGAATGTTGCACGTTTAGTGGTTTATATTAGAGAAAGACTTGATGATATCGTTAAGCCATTCTTGTTTGAACCAAATGACGAAGTAACAAGAGCAAATGCCAAAACTGTAATAGACAGATTCTTAGGACAATTAGTTGCACAAAGAGGTTTATTTGACTTTATCACAGTTTGTGATACTACAAATAATACGGCGGCTAGAATAGATAACAATCAATTGTATATAGATGTAGCAATACAACCTGTTAAAGCAGTTGAATTTATTTATATTCCAATTAGAATCCAAAATACATTGGGCTCAACAGCATAAGTTTAACAACTTAAACATTTAAAGGGCAGTTTTTCTGCCCTTTTTTGTATCAGAATTAAAACTAGAGTTAATTAAATTGACCCAAAGATGATAAATATTCGTATAATTAGTTCATAAAGAACAAATGGAGTAAAAAATGGCAACATCATCAGCAACAACAGAAACAAAAAGTAAGTTTGGTGTACCTACAGGAACTGGTACTTCTGGCATCTTAATGCCTAAATTAAAGTATAGATTCCGTGTAAGTTTTCTAAACAACTTTGGTGGTTCAACTAATACTGTTTCACTAACACAGAATGTTCAAAGTGTTGTAAGACCTAAAATAAATTATGAGGAAGTAGTTATTGATAGTTACAACTCAAGAACTTATTTACAAGGTAAACATACTTGGGACCCAATTAGTGTAACAATTAGGGATGATATACAGAATAAGGTTGCTAAGTTGGTAGGTGCACAGGTACAAAGACAACTTAACCATTTCCAACAAACAACACCAGCCGCAGGTTCCGACTATAAATTTGATATGCAAATTGAAGTATTAGACGGTGTTAATGCAGGTGCTAGTGAAGTTTGGTTCTTAGAAGGGTGTTTCTTAACACAATCAGATTACAGTGAAGCAGACTATAGTTCTAACGAACAACAGACTGTTACTATGATGATACGTTATGATAACGCAACACACTTCCAAGGCGATAATGATGTTAATGGAAGAGTTGAAGCGGGTAATCCGTTCCCTGATGATAACACACTAGCAGATAATAGCGGCGTTATAGTATAATAACGGAGTACTCTAGTGAAATATACACGTTTTACTGGTAAAAATACAGTAAACAATTTTTATGCTAGAGACTTTAGGAATAACTACAGATTTAGACCTGAAGTTAATCCTCCTAGACAGCAGTTCCAAGGATATGTTAATTTCATATTCAACAGGAATGTGTTACAGTTATTAGGAAATGAGAATCTAACATTTAAAACAAGTATGAGCAGTTTGGTAAGAACTGCTCAACTTCCTTCGGTAGAATTTAATATAGAAGAAAAAAACAATTTCAATAAGAAAAGAAATATTACTACTGGTGTTTCTTATAATCCTGTAGATATTACTGTTTTTGATACAGTAAATAATGAATGGTTAACCGTGTTAATGAAATATTTTGCATATCTACACATGGACCCTAGAAATAAAAATACGTTTGGTAATAGAGATATCAGTTTCTATACGCCTATGACAGAAGAACTTACACCAGGCTTTGGTGCTAAAGGAAAGTTTAACAGTAACGAAGCAGGTATAAATTTACAAATTGATCAAAACTTTTTTGAACGTGTAGATTATATTTTGTATGCCGGCGGTAAAGGTGTTCAGTATAGTATAATGAAACCCATGATTAAATCATTTGCTCCAAAAAATATAGATTATGCTTCCAGTGACTTTATGGAATTCCAACTTCAATTGGTATATGAAAACTTTACTACATTCGATATTGTAAATTTTGATTTAGCAACTGTGGATTTAGATAGATTTGAAGATATAGGCGACTTTACTTTACCAGGCGAAGAAAATCTCAAACCTATATCACTTGAAACTGAAACAGACTTTGCGTTTCTTGGTAATAAATCAGGCAACAGTTTACCGGGTGTTGGTACAAGACCTAGATCTGCACAACCTCTACAAAGTCCAAGTGATCCTATAGGTGATTGGTTAAAAGATAATTTAGGTGATACTGTGGGCGGATTTTTAGGTGATGCTTTAGAAAGTGCTGTTGGAGTCAAACCAACATATGGTGATTGGAAACAAAAAGTAGAAAATGATCTCATTGATAGTGTAGTTAGTGGAATAGCAAATGCAGTAACTAGACCCTCAAAAGATAATGGAGACAGTTAATGAGTACATCTTTATACGAAACATTTGGCAGTGAAATAAATTACAAATTCACAGCAGGAAAATTAGAAGCATATCTAGAAAACGCCAGTGTTAAATTTCCTCTTCCGGAGGCAAGTTCTGAAATTCTTGCAGATTTGGCTAAAGTAAAGGAAGTTGCTATAGATCCTCAAAAATTAGATGTTATAAAAACAAAATTAGTTGCTATAGGTTTTGGTAAATCCAATGCTAATGCAATGGCAAAAGTTCTCATACAAATATCAAATGTACAAAATGTAGATCCAACTAGTTATTTTGATATGAATGCAGATGTTTTAAAATTAAGTGTAGATGCATTTGAAGCCATGAATGCTGTACGTCCAGCAGGTAATAAAGTTGACCTAAAAACTACAATAGATAATTCAAGAAGTAAAGTTGCTAAATTAATCAAGGCCTAATATGGGCAAATTCGCTACAGGAAAATATGAAGTAGTCAACAAACAAAAATTTGTTGGTAATAGAAATCCTACCTATAGAAGTAGTTGGGAATTAGCATTTATGCGTATGTGTGATAATCATCCTAATATTACAAAATGGGCTAGTGAAAATGTAAAGATTCCATATAGACATCCGGTATCAGGAAACTATACAAATTATGTGCCTGATTTTATGATACAATATGTAGATAAAAATGAAAATCCACATGTAGAATTAATAGAGATTAAACCTCGTAATCAGACCACAATGGAAAGTGCTAGATCACAGGGACAAAAACTTCAAACAGTAATAAATGCGGCTAAGTGGACAGCGGCACAAGAGTGGTGCAAACGTAAAGGAATACGATTTAAAGTAATCAACGAAGATCAAATATTTTCTAATAAGAAACCTCGTAAGGCGAAAAAAAGAATTTCTAAGCCTAGAATCAAATAAATAGTAATATGACTAAGAAACTAGAAGAAGAATTTAATCTGCCTCCTATTGAAGAAGTTACTCAACAGGAAACATTGCCTACTGTAGAAGAAACACAGGAGGTCATAGAGGAAGTAAAAGGCGCATTAAGTATTAGCGAAAAGATTAATTTAGCATTTAAAGAAGTAAAAGGTTTAGAAGATCACGAAGTTGAAATGAATGATATAGCCAAAAAGGCTATAGAAAGTTATGAGCAACTTATGAATCTAGGTATGAATGTAAGTGATATGGCGGCTGGTAAAGTATTTGCAGAAGCAAGTAACATGTTAAAAATTGCTTTAG